GTGCTGACCATACAGTCCGATCAGTTCTCCTTTAGTAGAGAATTGTTTATTGGCGTAGCGTATCTTCTGACCGCAAGTCTTACCGTCTCTAGTTTTATAGTTAGCTATCTGACAAGGCTGTCCGTTATGACTGCCCAACCAGTAGCCCCACTTCCGACAGGTGTCTTCGGTAAGGCTACGACGGGCTATCGCTTCGGGTTCTCCTTGTACATAATCTCTGGGTGTTGGGGTGTTGGTTTGTTTACTTAGTCCTCCTTTTCCTCCAACGTGATCGTCGCAACTGAAACAATGGGTGCTACCGTCGTCGTTGGTGGAGAGTGCATCTGAACTTCCGCACTTATTGCATGGTTGGTGTGTTGCTGTAAAAGCCATGATTTAGGTATAGTTTTGTGTGCATATTGTATGTTTTTCTTTTCGCACCAGCGAGCGTAGGTGGTGTTACTTCCTTTACGTAACTTATTGTAAGCGTTCATAAACACCATGCGTATATCAAGGTGAGGATGTTGCTCTCTTATAAGTATATGTTTAGTTCTATCCTCCGCTGTCCATAAACCTTTAGCTTCTATGATGATGCCGTTAGGTAAGATGAAGTCGGGAGTGTATGTAGCTGTCTTAACATACTTTAACTTAACTGTTTCGTATTCAAAGTTAACACCACCTCGCTTAAGCTGAGATGCTAATGTCTCTTCAAATCCAGAACGATAATTAGAAGTTCGCTGTGAGCGTTTCTTCCGTCTCTTCCGCATCGAATGCTGAGTCAAATGTTTCACCGCCGTTAGCTACGTATCCTTCTTCAGCTGTAAAGCCAAACGATTCAGCGGACTGTTCACTCACTTGTTGATTAGCTAACTCTAATACTTGGACGGCTGCTAGTTCAAACGACACACCAAATCCAAGTGCACCTGAGTACCAGAAGTTAGGACGGAAAGCTACATTAACTTTACTACCTCCCCATACTTGTACATCTTTCGGTAACGGTTTACCTTGTGCATCGTACATAGCTACACTGAAAAAGTATTCCTTACCTGCCTTGGTTTTCACACCACCTTTTAACTTAGTCTTGATGATGAGCTGACCGTCCTTCTCAACGATAGGAATCTCAACCTTCTTTACTTCTTTACCTAACTCATCTTGTTTAGCTTTCAACTCTTGCTCATATATAGGGCGTAGTTGTTTCTTAACTTGATCAGCTAACTCAGGTGTTACGATAACTTCACATTGGTACTCACCGTACTCTTTCTTGTATGTCTTGTTTGGTTCATTCAAGTGGCAGTACTTTGTAGTACCTCCTACTTTTATTATGTCGTGTTTCTTTCGTGCTTTTACTGTCATATCTCTATGGGTGTTTATGTTTTTAAGAAAGCAGATACTTCATCTGTGTTATTGCAGAGACATCTAAGTCTCCAAGCTCCGGCACTGACGGAAGTTCTGCTTCTGGGTTAGTGTTGATTTGCTCCATTCGGAACTCGGTCAGGAGATCAACGTTAAATGTTTGAGAGTAGGTTCTTCTTACGATTGCGTTCATAGCTCTAGCGTTACAAGCGTGTGTTACGAAACAGTCATGTATGTAAGCGGCATCGAAGTCAACAAAGTTTGCAACTTGATGTACGATTGATGCGTCTAAGCTGTGTATAAAGTTAGCAGTGATTGCATTTGTTTGTCCCTTCGGGTCGATGTCATCCGCAAGCTCATCAGTCTGTATAGTTATACTTAGGTTTTGAAAGACAGATTCTACATTCACCTTCTTGTACCTATGAAAACTTTGTATTACTTTAAATCCTGTAGGTGTAGTCCAAGTGATCGGTTGGTCGTAGCCCATAGCTCGTACACTTTCACGTAAGAACTGCATGACTTGATTGACTGGACGACACATCTCAGTAGCTAATCTATTTACTATCTTACTGATCCAGATAACAGCTGTTAACATCTCACCTACCCCTGTCCAAGGATGATTGATACCTATACTTTTAAATATATCTTGTACTAAATTATAATGTGTAGCTCCGTAGGGTTTATTCATCACAGCTAACTTAGCTAACTTGCGAGAGAATCCATACTTCATCCACTCCTGGGCTAGTACACCACCGTCTTTCTTTAGTTCTTCGTACACCCGATCAGCAAACTCAGCGTACATATCGTTAGACTTATCTCTATCTACTAAGTTGCACATCTTACCTGTGTCCTTGTCCCGTAGTAATAACGATAGGATTTGCATACCATTATTACTGCAATCTTGACGGACAGGTAGGTAACTAACATAGCCGTACCCTTCCTCAGTAAACTTCTTGTACTCTAAACAGAAGCGTAAGAAACAGAACGGATCACTAGCTTCGGTCCACCAGTCAGTACCGTGTGGATCATTCGCTGCTTCCAATATAAACTTCTGTCGTTTACCTATCCATTCGATACGTTCATCGCGTGTACCTTTTACTCCCCACATGTTCGCACCGTGGACTAATATCGACATAAGGTCATCTTCATCTACTACTTGTTCACCTCTACTGAAGTCTAACAAACTCTTAGCTAAGTCAGACCCTTGTGGATGTAAGTAGTAAGGTAAAGCATACACTCTACCTCGGTAATCACAACGATACGGAAAGTAGAACTTATCCCACTCACTATATACTTTACCTAGATGTAAGATACGACAGGTTTGATACCTCTTACTACTGTTCGATTCGTTCGCAGTTCTTATGTCCTTTTGTTTTAACTTCCAAGCCCTGAACTCATGCGGACAATCACCGGTATACCTCGGTTGCTCGTCTATCTCTCCAAAGTTTGGTATGTTTCCTATGACTCGTTTGTTTTCCCAACACTTTAAGGTGATCGCTAGTACATCTTTGTTAATTTGCCAAGCTGTCTTCTGTAACTTGTTAAGAGCAGACATGGCGTGTTGGTACGAACTCTCGTAAGGTTTGAAATTAGCTACAGGTTTACCCGTGAATAGCTTTTGTGGTGGCATATGTTTAACACTGTATCCTCCACCTACTAAACCGTACCAATCAATCGGTTCTTCAGGCAGTGCCATCTTAAATACACGTGTCGTCTCCTTCCAACTGTCAAAACGACTCACCCAATCTGTAAATTCATTAGTGGCACGGACAATACGCTCGGCTTTGTGTCCCTTCTGTCTGCCTGTAGCAAAGTCCACGACCCACAAGCCAGTCTCTATTCTTATTTCTTCTAACAACCAAGCACCTAGCCCCGCCTTGCACTTGCTATCCCACAGCGTGAACCGTTCGTCTTCGTAGTCGTAGAACTGTTTCAGTTTCATAGATTTAGAGCGGTCATCCATAGCCAGTAGGTCAAGCTTACTAGGGTGCATAGTATCTAGTGCCTTGTCCCATCGTGCTTGGTTCTCGAAAGCTTTGCCTATCTTATACGCCATCCTACCGACAGGTAAATTGAACTGTAAGTTATCTAGAAAAGTTTGAAGAGCTAGACTAGCTATTTGGTACGGACACATATCAAGTACGAAGGTAAGAAACAATGGAGTCGTGTGCTCTGTACTACCGCCAAAGGTATCTATAAAGTCCTCCACTTTCTTCCCTAACTTAGGAGCTTGGACACGTAACATACGCTTAGATGCTTCGGTCTTACTGGACTCACCATCCATCCGTAGCTTTGCTTGTCGGTTACGATACTGTGTTCGTCCCCACTCACGCATACGCCAAGCTTTACCCTTTGTTTTCTTCTCTTCGGTCATCAGTATTCTTGTCCTTCTTGTTGCTTATTAAACCAAGTGCGAGGTAGCTTGCGTGATATTTTAGTGCGATGAGCAATAAGTTTGCCGTCCTCATCCCGTACATACTTACCCTTCTTATCCGTCTCGAAGCTAGTGATCTGCGTGTTACCCCAAAAGTGATACCATCCATCCGCTATAGCTCGATGATCGATACTACTCCAGTCAAACGGACAGTCAGTTATCTCCTCGTTTATATCGAACTTTGTGCTCATGTCTCAGTATGTCGTTCTCCGCCTCCCAAAACTGCCCGTCTACTACGAACGGCTTGTTCTCTTGGGTCATCGATGCGGTTTGCGAACAGGTAATCTTGTACTTCGTCCTCATCCAAGCCATCAATCGCCTCCAAATGATATTCTCTTTCTCTTTCTTCTTCATCCGCTATGTCGTATGGGTTGTTGCTGTTTAACCAGTTGTCGTAGTTGTTCATCTTATTATATTTTATCTCTTCGGGTATGTCCCAAGATCGGTTAGTAAATAAGCCTGTTCTAATCACGGTACATCCAAGCTGTAAAGATTATTATTATTAAGATGATGCTGAGGAATGTAAGGCTTGTCATAATTATGTATTCTCCTTCGGTCATTGGTTATTCAATTGGTTCTTTATATCGTCTCCGATTGGTTCGTAATTACCTAGTGCTTCGATCTGTCTCTTTAACTGCTCGTCTTGTAGCTCAACCAGTCTTTCACGGACTCGTAAGTTGTCGGTTAGTCTTTGCTTCAAGGACAGGTAATGTTGGATGAGAGCGTCAAGACTTGCGTCATCTAAGCTAGGTAAGTTTTCTGGGTCAGTTGTCATATAGGTTAGTTATTTAGTAGTAGTTTTATCGGTTAAGCATTCGGGGCACGCATCTTGAGACTCAAGCTTAGGGTTTGTCAATCCACAATCTTTACAAGTCTGTACACTTAGCTTTTTAATTTCCTTGAGCGTTTGTTTAGCTTGTTCTATGAAGTCGCCCTTGCTACTAGCCGTTCCTTGGAACTGTGGGTATTGACGGCACGCCCAAAGGATATTCGGACAGGTACTGTATCGCTCGTTGTCGACTCGATAGAAGAACGCGATTTGGTTGCCGTTGTGATCGGTTAGGTAGATGGTGACGCTCATTCGGATAACAGCTCCTTGTATTGAAGGCTAACAAAGAAATCGTAACAATCTTCAAGGCTATTCTCGGCATCGTAAAACCAATCCATGAAGCTGTAAGTGTCGGTTACATGGTCAGGTAAGGTTATCTTTATATCGTTTTCTTTGAGCCATTCTTTAATGGTAGGTAAGACATTCACTTCTCGGTTATCAAAGATATATATATCATCTTCTTCGCCGTGTGCTCGTATAGTTAAAACAAGTATTTTCATGTGATCGGTTAAAATTGTGCCATTGCTTCAACAGCTTTGGCTTGGTCTATGTTATCAGTAATAAGCTTGTAAATCTGTTGTTGTATATGCTCAGGCAATACAAGTTCGACAGCTTGAGTTAAGTCCGGATCAGTAGAGTCCTCAACTTCAGCAAAGACCCCCCAATTTACGATGTTTTTATTTCCTAATAGGTAGTTCATTTGGTTTATTTATTTAGTAGGTTTGGCTAAGTGGAAACGAAGGTTTAACATAAAGGCTATGCGTTTGCCTGACTCTTTGGCTTTGCTCACGCTGTTAGCTTCTATCGTTGCAACTTGTTGAGGTTTGTCGGAGCTGTCCAGGCAGATGATTTGATAGTCTTTTTTCATGTGGACAGGTAAGGATTAAGCTTCAATCGGTTCACAGGCAGAATAAAACATGATCGCTTGCAAGGCTGTATCATCAGATAACATGACCGCCTTAGGAAAGCATTGGTCATCGGTTAAAGCCTCGCCTAAGCCTATTGTATCGATAGTGTAAACACAGCCTTGATCGGTTTCCTCGATGTTTTCAATCAAGTGATCTGCAATAACATACTTACCCCTTACCCAGTTGAAAAGCCAATCAGCCTCGCCATCGGTTAAAAGATAGCGTTCGCCATCATCGAGTT